CACCGAGGCGACGTTCAGCCTCAAGGAATTCGCCGGGCTGTACAACATGAGCTGGAAGCTCCTCCAGGACGCCCGGAACTCGAAGCTCGCGTTCCAGACGGCCCTCAAGTTCATGGAGGAGGGCTTCCGACGCCGTGTCCTCAGACTCATCAACGCCGACCTGATCTCGGACGGCCTGGGGAAGCTGGGGATCATGTCCGCCGCCGACAACCAGACGACCATCACGGTCAACGCGCTCCCGAGCGTGGATCTGGGCATGGTGGTGGATCTGATTGACGCCTCGGATAACGACGCCGACCTCGCCGCCTCGCGGACGGTCACGGCGGTCGATCCGATCAACCGGACCATCACGTTCAGTGGATCAGCCCCCAGTGGCACCGCCGCCGGGGACTTCTTCTGCATCGAGAACACGACGAAGTCCGGGGCGATCTATCACACCAACGGCCTGCTCGGCGTGATCGATGACGGCAACCCCTCGGGTCCCGAAAGCACGTATGGCGGCATCAACCGCTCGACGGCGGGGAACGAGTTCTGGGAGTCGGTCGTGCTCTCCAACAGCGGCACCAATCGCGCCCTCACCGAGGACCTGATGATGCAGCTGGAGGACGCCGTGCGTGAGAAGGGCGGCGCAACGCTGAACACCTACATCTCGAACCTCCCCATCATCCGGCGCTACCACGAACTGCTGCGGGAAGACTCGTTCTTCGCGCTGGGGTCCGTGAAGCCGTTCGATGGGAACGTCGGGGTGGGGCGTGAGGGCGGAGCGCAGCAGAAGGGGAAGGATGGCGGCGAAGGACGGACCATCTACCGCTTCAGCGGCAACCCGTGGCACGCCGAGCCGTATTTTGCGGCCAACACCATCATCGGACTCGACAAGAAGCATTTCTACATCGGGCACGGTGAGAACGCGACCCCTCGGCCCATCTCCGAGATTTTCGACGGGACGCCGTTCTTCCGCCAGACCTCCAACGCGACCTTCGAGGTGGCGTGGTACTGGCAGGGCGAACTGCTCTCGGACAACCCCGCTGCGGGGGCGAAGATCGAAGACGTTGCGGAGTCGTAAACTCTGAGTAGGTGGGGGGAGGGATGATGGTCCCTCCCCTGTCACTTCGCCAGAAGGAGCCTCATGGGACTCAAAGCTGTTGCCAAGTTAGCACCCGTCCTCGTGCAGTACCGCACCTCCGCAGGAGAAGCCGCCGATGTCCACATCTTCGTGGCGGATCGGGATTACGAAATCATGGATGTGCGGGAAACGCACAGTGTGGCCGGCGCCAGCAGCAGCACGCTGGATGTGGGGATTTCAGCCTCCGCCACCGCACCAGCCAGTCTCACAACGGCCCTGAGTTCGGCGTTTGCACTCGATAGCACGGTGAATGTGCCGGTGCAAGCCACCTTGACCTCGACCGTGGCGAATCTCCTGATAGACAAGGGTGAGCAGCTGTCGGTGAACATCACGGGCACCGTCACCAGTCTCGAGTGCTCGGTGAGCGTGATCCTGAAGCCGGTTCGGAATAACTACACCTACTAAGGGGGCGCATGGCTCAGAAGAAGGAAGAATTTGACCCGGCCAAGTACAGCGAAGAGGAAAACGCCTTCTTCGTCAAGCACATGGGCGAGTCGCCGCTGGCGGCGCTCCAATCACCGCTCCCGGAGGGTGTGAACCCCGTGACGGTCGAAAAGGTCCTCGGGCGCACCTACGAACTGGAGCAGCTCAAGGAGCACAAGGGCGTCACCTGGATCGGGTTGCAGCGGATTGCCAATGCCTGCACGATCTTCCTGAACGAGCGAGCCCGCTGGCGGAAACTCGCCGAGCGAGGGTCTCCGACGTTCCCCACCATGCACGCCTGGGATGGCAAAGGGCGTCCGCACCGGGGGGGGATCGGGTCGGATTCGGGCCATGTGCGGACCTACTTCACCGAGGACGGTGAGCGCAAACGCTTTGCGGTCTCGCTGTTCGATATCGACGAGGGTGAGTTCAAGCCGCCGTGGGTGAAGACCGAAGAGGACCTCCCGAGCGCCTGCATCGAGGATGTCGAGAAGGGCGTCCTCCAGTGTCCCGTGGACGGCTGGACGACCAACTGGCGTCCCGAATCCCGGCAGTCCTACAACCTGGCCCGTGCCCGGATGATCAAGCACTGCAAGACCAGCAAGGATGACCGGGTACGGGAGTTCGGACTGAAAGTCTTCGGGTAGGCCATGTCAGCGTCCATCGAGGTGCCGGTCTCACACCCGACACCCCTCTCAGTGGACACGAGCCTGCATTACTGGCATCCGAATCGCTTCGGTGTCCAGTACGCGCCCACGACGTTTCGTCAGGAACTGCAACGCCTGCACCCGGATCTGGACGCCACCTGGCATCCGGTCCGGGAACGCTGGCTCGTGTGGTACCGACGCCCGCGCATCCAGCACCATCTCTGCCCCGGCTGGCTCCTGCTCTTCATCGTGGAAACCTCGGACGGACGCTACGTCCCGCTGGACGCTCGCGTGTTTGCCGTGGCCTACGAGCAGAGCGGACGCAAGTGGGGCTCGGGAAAAGCCTACTGGGCGCGGGTTGAAGAGGAGGCCGAGCGTGACACCGCGTCGGCGAAGCAGACACGCAAGGGAGAACTGGAGGATATCGGTGCCGAACGGTGGCGTCATACCCAGATCCAGATGAGTATGTGTGGGCAGTCCAACGGGAGCAAGTTCGTCAACCACCATGCGGGGGATTGAGCACGATGGCGACCGGCCAGACCATACTCGACGTGATGGAGACGATGGACCGGGGGCTCCAGCTCCAGAGCGGGGAGAGCAGCGTCACGCTCTCCCTGCGGGCGGTGAACGTCGCACAGGACCATCTCGAGGCGATGCTCGCGACCGCACCCAACTCCTACGGATCGACGGTCTCGACCGTCACCACGGCGGCGAGCACCGAGACCACCACCTTCCCCACCGGCCTGCTGCGGATTGACCGGCTCCAGTACATCGACTCGGACACGAGCCGTCCGGGTTGGGATCTCGACTGGGTCGGCTACACCGGCGACCAGAACGACAAGACGGCGCTCGGGCTGCTGCTGGGGTCGCTCGGGACGACAGGCAAGCCGCAGCGGTACTGGACCAACGGAACCGATATCTACTGGGGACCGCTCCCGGATGCGACCCATACGGTGCGCTATTATGGGCTCGTCGCCGCCTCGGACATTACCGCTTCCAGCACGTTCGCCTATCCCGACGTGGCGATTGGCCCGGTCGCGGATTTTGCCACCCGGATGCTGAAGATCGGCAAGGACGACGACCCGACGCCTATTTCCCAGCTCGGTCTCGAGATGTTCGGCCCTGTGCTCGCGCAGTTCGGGCGCTTCAACCGAGACCGTGCCCCCGGCTACGACTATCGCTATCTGCACACAGAATAGGAGGGCCACATGGCCCAGGGACCAACACAGGAAGACTTCCAGGACCGTTACAGCATCCAACTGGTCAAGCACGCGGCCATTGATGCGGCCTCAAGCGGGAACAACACCCTGGTCGCGGCGGTGACCGGGAAGAAGATCCGTGTCCTCGCGCTCTTTATCACCATGACCGGCACGTTGGTGACCATTCGCTTCGAGGACGGGGCCGATGGCACGGCGCTGACCGGGCAGATGGGACCCACGGCGGGACAGACCATTGTGCTGCCCTTCAATCCGGTGGGGTGGTTCGAGACCTCAGACGCCACGCTCCTGAACATGGAGTTGAGCGGGGCGCAGTCGGTGGACGGGGCACTGACCTATATCGAGGCGTAAATGGCTGACATTCAAGTTGCGAATACCGACGCGGATCTCTCCGGGAACACGGTCGTCACCGAGGAGAACACCTACACCATCACCGGGCTGCACACCTACAGCCGGGGCTCGAATGCGCCGTTTGCGTGCATCACCGGGTCGGCGTATGTGCAATACCTGGATGTGGACAAGCTGGACGGCCAGGAGGGGGCGTATTACCTCGCGGCAGCGAATGCCACTGGGACCCTGGCGGTCAACCTGGGCGGAACCGGTGCGGCGACCTTCACCGATGGTGGCGTACTGCTTGGGAGCGGAACCGGTGCCATCACTGCCATGTCGGTGCTGTCTGATGGACAGATGATTGTCGGGAACGGGACCACCGATCCGGTGGCTGAAAGTGGCGCCACGCTCCGCACCAGCATTGGCGTGGGTACTACTGACAGCCCCCAATTTACTGCCATCGAATTAGGCGATGCGAGTGACACAACACTGACTAGAGAGAGTGCT